TCTTCGCGGGCACTATTTAGGGAACATTCACGGCCACCTTCATTGCCACTTGGTCATCAGCAATGGTGAAGTCGATACGAGATATTTTAATGCTTGCGTTGAGAGGAACGATTTCACTCCTGTATCATTGGATTTGATCGTCGATCACTTCCGCACCAATGTCCGAGGAGCGGCGAACTTTTAACACGCCACTGCGCGAGCCTCTCAATCCCATCATCCATCGTCTTCTTCAAGCCATTGACTGGCACAATTCCCGCTATTTCGAGGACCACAATCCTTGGCATTTAGAAAAAGCGGAAAGCTTGCGAAGCTATGTGAGAGAGCTTAAAAACTGGGTGAAGAAAAAAGAAGAAGGGTGAGGCAAAGTTTTCCCGCGTTAGGGAATCAATGGGTGCGGCCCATGCTTTGCCTTGTTGCGAGTGCTTCAACTCACTCACGGAATCCCAAATATGAAGCCAGCATTGACGAGGATACTGACTACCGTTGGCCAACGGGCTCCTGCAGGAAGCTCAAGAAGCTTAACAGACTTCCGTCCAATACACGGCGGCTCCCTCTAGGAACAATCGCTTATTCGCATGACGAGCTTCGTGGAAGGGCACCTCCCACACATCCCGCTTTCCATTGCGAGAAAAGAACAAACGCACCATTAGCCTTGAGCTTCAATGAGGTCGGTGTATTCAGCTCGCCATTGACGGAGCGCCGCCCTCGCAAGGCGCACTTCTTCGCTATTGGGGCCGTATAGCCTTCCGCCGTCTTCAACGGCCTTGGCGGCCTCCACGGCGTTCTCCCAGGCTTCTTCTATAGCAGCAGAAAGAGCCATGAGAGGAGGGCATGGTTTCTTTAGTCTATTCCGACAAGTTCTGCATTGCTTTCATTATTTTTTCTGCATTGCGAAGCTTTGGCAGTAGCGTGGGCTTATAAGCATGCTCAGCAGCAAGGAGCTGCAGTGCTGCTTGCCGGCTTGCTTCCAGAAGAGCAAGAATAAAAGCCAGTTCCTTTTTAGATAGTTCAATGCTAACCATTTTTAACAATTGCTGAAATTGTGTGATTAGTGAAAATTCTAAGGACTATCTCGTAAGGCTCCTTATCCAGTCAATGTTGTCATCTTTTGATGCATCTAATACTGCCGCTGCAAGAGCAAAGCAGTAGTCATCTACGCCTGAATCTTTGCCGCCAGTTACTGCCCATTGACCACTTGCTCGATACAGCACGCTGAGATTTTTGAGCTGCCAGATAAGCTTTTTATGGGGATACAGTTCGATCAAGCCAGCGTTGAACAGTTCACGCAGTTTACTAAAAGCTTTCATTTTGGTGCTAACTGACCAAGAAAGTTCGGTAACGGGAAAATCCTTGGAAAGATCTTGAATGATGGCGGAGCTATTGAACTGGTCAAGCGTGATGCTTTGGAATTCGTAAAGGCGATGATGCTCTTTAATCCATTCTTCCACTTTTGCGATGCTCACTTCCTTCTTTCCGCCAATCTCAAAATCAGCATCGAAGGTGTGGAGCTTGTCTACGACAAGACGTTCGCCTTCGTAGTGAATGATGCAAGCAATGTATTCGTCTCGTCCCACTCCACCACGAGCGGGGTCGAGGGACAGAAAGTAAGTGCCCATCAGCTCGCGCTTAGGAGGCAGCACTGTTCGGTCTTTATTGACCGCCACGTCCACCACTTCAGGAGCCAACAGTACGGAGTTGCTCCGCCTGAACTGAGCTCCGTATTCCACCCAAAAGCTTTCTTCGTCTTTCTTTAGAGCGTTTTGCAGGAAGGGGCAATCAAAAGGCAAATTGGGGTTGATGTCCCAAGTGGGGATTTGCAAAGCTTGCATGCCGGGGTATTCGCCACTTTCTGCCTGCTTGAAATGCTCATAAAACAAACCACTCGTCAACCATGGCGATGACAACTCAATGATCTTGCCGTGCTTACCGAACTGAGCAATGGAAGGAGAAAGAGCTGTGTACATGGCTTCTGCGCCACGGTTTGCATCGCCGTCAATACTGAAAGCGAGTTCGTCCATGACCACGGCTACAACGGCTTTTCCTCGAGACGCTCGAGCGGAAGCTGGAATAGCTTGGAACACGCAGCCGTTGCTGAGTTCAATTTCCAGGGACGTTTCCCTCGTGATTTCCTGCTCTAAAGGACTATTGATAATGAGCTGACGAATGTTGTCCAGAGCGATTTTGGACTGGCCAAGGTCGTTGGCAACTGTCACCACATACCATTTTTCGCCTTTCCGCACTCTGCGCCGAAAATGCTCGTCCTGGCAAAAGGCCATGTAAGCAGCAGCAACGGAGGCCATGAAAGTCTTGCCACTCCGCCGTCCCATCGACCAAATGGCATGATTAACATTCTCCTCAAACAGATTGTTGAGAATATTTTGTTGCCTTGGCCATAAGGGCGTCTTGAGCACTAGCTCGGCAAATTCACTACACTTCAGCACGATATTTGGTCACAGCTAGTTCTTCCATGCTATGCAACAATCCTTTAGGAAAGAAGTAGGCCGGCCTATTGCGAGCAGGGTCCGCCCAATACTGCTCATCCATCGCCTCCTTCCCCCAACACCATCCATGGATGAATGTGCGCTGGTTTTCAATGGTGACCAGTACAAATTTTTTATTTGGATCGGATTGGCGTTGCACAATCAAATCGTAAGAGTGCTTTGAGCGGGTTTTGATGTCCATGCCGGGCAGGTCGTCGGAGCCCCGCTTAGCCTCGCTTTCTTGATAGAGCAAATGCTTAAGCCCCAAGTGAGAAGCAACGGCCATTTCGCCTGCGGCGCCCAGTAGGTGGATTTCCAAGGCTTTGTCGCCACGAGCGGCACCACGATTGCGCCCTCGAAGCCCTTTGGCTTCATTCACTCGCTGCCTGCGCCGTCCTTCCTCCATCGCCTGCTTTCGTTCCTCTTCGGAGAAGACAAATTCAATGGGAGTGGGCATAACAGGATGTACGTCATGGCCATCATACCCATCTTTAGAATGGAAGCAAGCCCATAGTGTGAACAATGTCGGAAGAAACAGTGGATCTCGGCCATGCAAACGAAGCTGGCCTGCGGGCGGACGGCCTCGCCAACGCTCTTACGGGCATGGGCATTAAGGGCCGCGACAAAAGCCTGCAGACCACTGCCCAGCCCATTGTTTTTCTGGCTCAAGAGGAGCTGGAGGCTCTGTACGGTGAATGGCTGCCGCGTCGCATCGTAGACATTTATGCCGAGCAGGCCACTCGCAAGGGCTTCAAGGTGTTGTTTGGCGGAGAGGGTGCTGCTGCTGAGGAGGTGGTGGGGATTGAACAAACGATTGAAGATTTGCACATCCTCGAGAATTTCATGCTGGCATCAAAAAATGCTCGCCTTTATGGAGGTGCTGTCATTTTGCTTTACATCGACGACGGGCGTCCAGCAGATCAACCAGTAGACAAGAGTCGCATTTATGCCGTTGAAGGAATGGAAGTGCTTGATCGCTGGCAGATTGCGCCTGTGATCAACGAAGAAAATTTGTACGACTATTCCAAGGCAACGTATTACCAAATCATTTCAGGCGACCTCATTCGTCAGCCGCAACTCACTTACATTCATAAAGACCGAATTTTACGCTTCGACGGCGACTGGCTCCCTTATCGCATTAGGCAAAGGAACTATGGGTGGGGAATGAGCAGCTTGCAGACTGTCTACGAAAGCTTTAAGCACTATTGGACTGGCTTAAATGCTTCGGCCACGCTGTTGTGCGAGTTTGACATTTTCGTTCACAAGATCAAAGGCTTGGCGCAAATGTTGGCCGCCGGCAAGGAAAAGGATGTGAGAGATCGTTTGGTGCTCAATGATATGAGCAAGAGCGTCTATCGCGGCTACGCCATTGATGCAGAGAAAGAAGAGCTCGCCTTCATTAGCAGAAACTTCGGGGGCGTTGGAGAGATTCTTGAAAAGATGCGCGTAGACATTATTGGCGCTTCCAAGATTCCGCATACTGTGCTGTTTGGCGAAAGCCCCAGTGGCCTTGGCTCCACTGGCCGCAGCGAAGAGCGAGATTTTGCCAAGACGCTCGCGGACTACCAGCAATCGACTTTCCATCGCCCTCTCAAAAAGCTGATGGAACTGATCATGCTCAGCCGCACTGGCCCAACCAATGGCCGCATGCCTGAATCATGGCGCATTCATTTCAACGATTTGTTTGAGCTGAATGAACGCGAGAAGGCCGACGTGAGAGCTCGCGTGGCAGCCGTTGATGGGCGCTACATCCAACTGGGAGTGCTGAGTCCCAAGGAAGTGGCTGACGCCCGTTACGGCGGCTCTGAGTGGTCAATGGAGCTCACTCTCGACCCGTCCGTAGTGCGGGAACTTCCTGCTCAAGGAGGGGGTGGCTCCACTCAAGAAGGGGGTGGAAAAATGAAGGTATCTCCTGGTGGCCGCGATCCGCTGGATGAACAAAATGGCACACTTCCCATGGACGGAAGCCGAGAAGTGGAGGATGCGGCTGGACTGTACCTTCCTCGTGACCTTGAGCATCAACGAGGCGATGTTGCTTTCACCGACAAGGAGCTGCATAGTCGTGCAGTGTCAGCCGCCAAAAGCAAATTCAAAGTGTGGCCTTCAGCTTACGCCAGCGGCTATGTGGTGCAACAGTACAAGCGCATGTACAAAGAAAAGCACGGCTCGATGAGCGGTGCATTTAAGGGCGATGGTCAGGAGATCTACGCTGATGATCTTGATAAGTGGTTCAAGGAAAAGTGGGTAAGGATTGGGGCCAATGGCGAAATCATGGGGCCATGCGGCGCTCGTGAAGAAAAAGAAGGAAAGCCCAAATGCTTGCCGCAGGCCAAAGCTCAAGCCATGAGCAAAGAAGAGCGTCAAACCATCGTCGCCCGCAAGCGCAAAGCCGATCCCGATCCAGAGCGTAAAGGGCCAGCAAAGATGGTTAGCAGCAAAGTCGATGCCATCGAACCAATGAAAGTGGAAGGCATGATCCTTGGCAATATTGACGAGGAGGCTTTTATTACGGAGGCTGACATTGACAAGGCTTTGAGCGAATGGAAGGAGGAAGCTCCTGTCAAATTCAAGGAAATCTTGGAAGCCGACAATGCTGAATAACCTCAGCGCATTTACGGAAGCAGTGTTGTCTAGCAGGATGGATGCTGCATGGTCTTACGACCGTAATACTGGGCGCTATCGGGACGAACGCGGTAAATTCCTAAGCCAAGCCTCCGTGCAAAAGCTTGTCGATGGACGCATTGATAAGCTGGAAGCTTTGCTTAAGCGCTTCACGCGCATGCTCAATGATGGATCAATCACTCTTGACCAGTGGCAAGGAAGCGTGCGGGAAGCCATTAAAGCTGCTCACATTCAAGCGGCGATTATTGGCCATGGAGGCAAAGTTGGTATGGGCAGTGCAGAATATGGTCGCGTGGGTCAAAGGCTTCGTTTGGAATATGATTTTCTTGCGAATTTTGCCTCCGATTTGCTTGGCGGTCGCGTTTCTGCTCCCATGGCTTTGGCTCGCATTGGCTTATACGCTCAAAGCGTTCGTGGCAGTTACTGGCTGGGAGCCGAAATCAGACAACAAGGACAAGGCTACTCCTTGATGCGTCGCATCTTGGACGACCAAGCGAAGCACTGCGAAGATTGCCTGCGTTATGCCGCTCGTGGCATCGTCCCCATTGGAAGCGTGCCACTGCCGGGGCAGCGTTGTGAATGCGGAGCCAGGTGCCGTTGTTCAGTTCGCTACTTTAGGCAGCAGCCGCAGGCAGTGCCAGTATAGTAAGGCAAAGCTCGGAGCCCATGAAAGTCCTTGTAGGAGACACTGGCCTAATCGGTAGTGTTCTGCAACAGTCCACCAATTTTGACGCCACCTTCAATTCCAAGAATATTCATGAGCTGCCAGAAATTGCCAACATGCCGGGGCAAGTGGACGAGCTATATCTTGCTTGCTTGCCTGCCACAAAATGGCTAGTCAATCAAGATCCCGCAAAGGACTTGAACAATATTCTTTCCATTGTCGATGTGTTGACGGAGGTATGGGCGACGAAAGTGATTCTCATTTCCACTATTGACATTTATCAACACACTGATCGCGGGGCAAACGAAGGCTTTTGGACGCATTTTGGGCCGTCAAGCTATGGCACCAATAGGCTTTTGTTTGAGACGCTTGTTCAAGATACGCTTGCCTTTAACACTTGCATTGTGCGACTACCAGCGGTCTTCCATCCGCTTATCAAAAAGAACATTTTGTTTGATTTGCTAAATGACAACAATGTCAGTCAAATCAATGGCAATTCCGCCTATCAATGGTATCCGCTTAAGCGCTTGTGGGAAGACATTCAAGAAGTGAAAGGCAATGAAGTGATCAATCTATTTCCGCCTCCCATTGAAACTTTGGAAATCATTGACAAGTTCTTTTCCGATGCTGAAATATCTTCGGGCGATCGTATTGCTTATGACTATCGCACGATGGCTACGAAGAGTGGCTATTGGCTTTCCAGGGAAGAAGTAATGAGCGAAATGGAGGCATTTGTCAATGAAACTCGGGGTTAGTGCAATTGGTTGGGAAACCGAAGACCATGCAGAAATCGTTTTGCATCTTCCCGATGGCATTGAGCTTTTAGAGGCAGTGCCGTTCAAACGACACAGCCGCTTCTCTGGATATTTGCAAAAATATTCCGCGCAATCATTGTTCTATGGCATGGACATTGATGCATTCTGGGACGAACAAGCCCTTGATTCGTGCCTGGCTAATTTGGTGATGATGGCTCATGAGTATGAATGGAAAAGAATGGTCCTTGGCAGTCCGGGGCTGCGAAAAGGTGATAGGCGCTATTTGATGGACGCACTTGCAAGAGTGAACGATGCCCTTGCGACCATTGATTGCATTGTCTGCATCGAGCCCGTAGCCAAGCCCTACGGCGGCGAATACTTTTTCACAGTCGAAGAAATTGTGCAAAGCCTTGCAGAATATTCACTGTCTCACGCTGCAACCATGATCGACACCAACAGTGTGTGGCTAGAAGGTCAATGGCCGGAAGATGTGCTTGTTCAATATTTCCCATACATCAAGCACGTTCACATTAGCGACCAAAACATTGGCCCCATTGTCTCCCAGGAAAAGCACGAGCGCTTTGCCGAGGCGCTTCGCAACGCGGAGTACGAAGGAGCGGTCATCCGTGAACTACTGAAGGCAAAGAACTATCCAGGCGAGTACCATTATTTCGCTCATCTTTACAAGCCTTCCAGCGTTTCACGCACCTTTTCCTCGATCAAATAGATGCCCTGAATCTTGCCTGTATAGCAAGAAAGAAGATTGTCTTGCTGCTTAAATAGTGGAGCCCTGTAAGCACTGGCATTGCTGCGCTTGCTTTTCGTCGAGACAACGATGCCTTTGCGGGAAAGATGATCCAAAAACCCCGGCCAATAACAGCGAGCATGAAGTTCTGCCTTTTCTCTTAGCTGCTCCAGCTTTTCCATGGAAGGTTCTTCTTCGATGGGCAACACTGAATCAGCGGCAACGCTATGTACTACATGACTTAGCGAAATAGCACCGTCGTGAAATGGATAGAAGGAAAACAGTGGTCCGTCAATGTAAGTCAGGGCTCCAAACGGCAAAGGCTTTTGAATGTTATAAAGAAACATTGCCACTGCTTCGAAGTATTCACTGCTTGATGGCTTTAGCAGCGAGTTGTTGGTGCAATCAATCACCAAATGAAAATCTTGCTTCAACTGCTTAACGTCTTCCCTGGTAATTTGTTCTTGCTGAAAGACTGGGGATAATTGTTCAGAAAAGAACTGCTTGGCCTCAATTGGGGAAATGTAACGCTCTTGCGTGCGCCAGACCATGGAAGTGTCGCGGAGAAAGTTTGCCTCAATCTCTTCGTATTGAAAAATCAATGGAGGAAAAATGCTCCTAACTGTGCCAGCATCTAGCAGACTTTCGTCGTCTGGCACTGCATACAAATTGTCTTCTACTGCGTAAGTGAGACTTCCGTATTCGTGCATGAAGCGATCAAAAGTGAATCTGCATAGCGAGCGAGTGGCCGCATTCCTTGCATAGTGATAACCAAGGTGAAGTCGATTTTGGTTAATCAGCGAGGCACCGTGAAATGGCTCAGGCTCGCGGTCGAACAGCGTGATGCGATGCTCGTCTCGGAGCTGATAAGCCAAGTGGCATCCCACCCATCCAGCCCCGATAATCGCTACGCGCATGCCACTGTCCGCTTCTGCCATAGTCTAAAACCCTTGTAAGCGGCAATTAGCCGCCAGTGCTATGATAACAGTAAACATCCTGGAGAATTGTGGCAAAAGCTAGGAATCCGCTGCCCGCAGCGCTGATTGAAGAATTTTTGCGGTTAGACGATAACGGTATTTTGATTTGGAAAAAATCTCCGCATCCTCGTATTAAGGCAGGTGATCGGGCGGGTCGTGTCCCTAAGGGGAAGCACTTGCAAGTGACAATTAACAAAAAGGCGTACAGCTACCATCGAATTGTTTATTATCTAGCCTATGGAATCGATAGCCTTGGATGGGAGATTGATCATATAAATCGCGATCCGACGGATAATCGACCTGAAAATTTACGCCTTGCCTCGGAATCTGATAACAAATGGAATACTCAAAGGCGCAATAAAACCAATGTGGGACACAGGGGTATTCGCAAAAGGTTTTGGGGGCAGTCTTATCGATGGGAGGTCACGTTCCGAGGATCGTACGTTGGTAGCTTTTCCTCAATGGAGGAGGCCGTGGATGCCTGGGAATCTAGGGCGAAGGATCACGCGGGTGCTTTCTTTTGCCCGCCGCAAAATCGCGAGTAAGATTGCAGCAGTCTTGATTGCTCAATGGCAAAAATTCTCTACTGCGGGGATTGCGCAGTGCAAACAGGTTTTGGGCGCGTAGCTGAGTACCTTATTCCAGCGCTAGCTAAAGAGCACGAGGTGCATGTACTTGCTGTCAACCACCACGGGGATCCTACTCCCATGCAGCAATACTGCCAGCTCTACCCTGCCATGGCATACGGCTCTGATCCTTTTGGTCAGCATCGTATTGGAGAGCTAGTCCAAAAGATCAAGCCCGACTTGGTGTTCATCCTTAATGACATTTGGGTGGCAATCAATTTGTTCAATGCCATCAAGCCCTTTAAGGAGAGCATTGGTTTCAAAACCGTTGTGTACACTCCCATCGACTCCTACGGGCTATTTGCGGAGCTTTGCGAGCCCATCAGCCATTGGGACAAGCTTGTTACCTATACAGACTTTGCCAGGGAGGAACTGCGCAAAATGGGCTACGACAAGCCCATTGAAGTGGTGGGGCATGGCACGGACTTCACCAAATTCTTTCCTTTGGACAAAGAACAGTGCAGGAAGGAGCTGGGCGTGCCAAGCGACGTGTTTATTGTCTTCAATGGCAACAGGAATCAGCCACGCAAGCGCATTGATCTTACTATTAAAGGGTTTATCAAGTTTGCGAAGGACAGGCCAGACGCGCGTTTGTGGCTCAATATGGGCAAGAAGGATATGGGCTGGGATTTGGTGCCTTTGTTCAAGCGCGTGGCCAAAGACGAAGGGTACGATCCCACTGGAAAGCTCATTCTTACCAGCCCTGAATTCTCTACTCACAACTGCCTGCCCATTGAGCAGCTCAATAAGGTGTATAACGCTTGCGACGTGGGCGTAAACACTTGCATTGGCGAGGGATGGGGCTTGGTCAATACGGAGCACGCCGCCACTGGCGTGGCACAACTCGTGCCTGACCATACAAGCTTGAAGGAAATCTTCAGCGAAGTGCCCCGCATTCTTTGCCAGGGCTCGGAAACTGACAGGAACTATGGACTTGAGCGTCCATTGCCCACGCCCGAAAGCTTGGCCGAACTCTTGGGGGACTATTACGAAAATCGGCAAATGCTTGCTGCCGATGGCGAATGGTGCTATAAACGCATCCATGAAAAGCAGTTCACCTGGCCTTTCATCCAAAAGAAAATGCTTGGCATCATTGAAGAAACGCTTGCTCAAAGTGCTTCTTCTCAGTTCAAAGGCTTCGGCACTCCCGCAAAAATTGTTTGATCACTATGGAAATCTCTCAAATTTTTCTGAGCGACGCGGGGGATGAGCTTTCGCCGTTTCTCCAATATGCCACTGGCACTGTTAAAGCTTCGTTTCCTTCTGCAAACCACACCGTCTACACCAAAGAAACACTGAGGCAATTCATTACCGACAATTACGATCCTGACGTGCTGTGGGCTTACGACTGTCTAAAGCCCTATTCATACAAGGCTGATCTTGGACGTTTCTGCCTACTGAATAAGCTTGGCGGCTGGTATATGGACATTGCCATCAGAGTGGTCAACCCCGTAGAAGTGGGGCCTCGCATCAAATGGTTAGCGTTCAGGGACATTCAGCGCTTTAGCTTCACTTCTTGGGCGTGCGCCACGACTGTCCTGTATTCACAGCCCGATAATCCCGCGCTGACCACTGCCATCCAGTTGATTGTCAACAACTGTCACGAGCGCTTTTATGGCATCACGCCATTGTGCCCTACTGGACCCACGCTGCTTGGCCAAGCGCTGGCAATGAACGGTCCTGCTTCGGACTTCGTTTATGGTGACTACCTAGAGCTAACTCCTACGCATGAGCAGAAAAACAGGGCTTTCGTCCTGCCCGATGGAACTATTATGGCTTGGTCCAAGCCTTCTGGTGGTGGTGATCTTACTGGCGTTGGCGCTAAAGGCGTAAACAATTACAACGAACTCTGGGCCACGCGAGATGTCTATGCAAGCTGAAGATTGGCACATCTATGTGATGTGTCATGGCGATAACGAGCCTCGCTATTCGTCCTCCGCTTCTCTCCATCGCATGAAATTAGGGGCGGAAAGTCGCCCCCCGGAAGAACTGCTACAACTTTTTCATGCGGGCTGGACGCTGGATAACCTGGGCGGGCATAATATTTCGTCCTGCAACAAGTGGTGGTCCGAACTGACTGGCATTCACTGGCTCGTCAACAATGCCACGGAAGAGTTCATCGGCAATGCTCAGTACAGGAGGCAATGGGCAGATGAGGGACTAGCTCCTTCTTCTCCTTCAGTGCTGTACATTCCCGAGCCTGAGCGCTTTGGCTGCTCCATTGCCAAACAGTATCGCGAGGGGCATGTAGGCATGGACGGCATTGAGCAGGCGCTATTGATTGCGGATCGTGGACAAATGCCAATCACGAAAGAAGAATTAGAGCTTGCATTCAATCAGAATATTTTCTTTGGCCATATCATGGCGCGAGGAGCCCATGTAAATTATTGTGAAGTCATGCAAACTTTGCTGGATTGTATGTGGCCAATCTGGGACAATTGTCAAGAAAAGATTAAACAAATTGAAGGCTACAATTGTCGCTACATTTCGTTCTTGGCAGAACGCATCATGACAGCATTGATCTTGCATCGTGAAAAGGTGTGGCCGGGGCTTAGTATTGAAACAGCTCCAATCAATTTTTTCCCGCAATGACCAAGAAAGAAAAGCAGGCCAAAGTGGCCAAGGTGATGCGCGAGTTCAAGGAGGGCAAGCTTAAAGGCAGTGATAAAAAGCCAATTACCAACTATAAGCAAGCTGTTGCAATTGCTCTGTCAGAAGCTGGTATGAGCATGAAGAAGAAAGATGCCAGCGAAGACTACATGCGTGCCTTCATTCGTCAAGTGCTTGAAGAAGAAGAGGCAATGGAAGAAGAGGGGGAAATGGAAGAGGAGTGTGATTCGGGAAAGTCCTAAGGGGCGACACTGAATCGTTCGCCCCTCCATCGTCTGTTCGTTCAGCAGCGCGTCGTGGCTTGGAGCTGCGCAAGAAGCATGGCAAAGGCGGCCTGACCACTCAGGAAGCTGGCAAGCAAGGCATTGGCAGCGGTGTGGCAAGGGCTGGTGACTTGGCGGGCGGCAGCAAGATCAGCTACGCAACCATCAAGAGAATGGCCGCATTTTTCTCTCGCCACGAAAAGAATAAAAGCGGAGGCGAGGATGACGCCGGCTACATTGCATGGCTTTTGTGGGGAGGAAATGCCGGTAGGGCGTGGGCCCATCGGATTATTAAGATGGTGGAAAGCCGCAAGGAACAATCGTGAGCGAATACGTCCGTGTCATTGAAGAAGAAGAAGACGGCATTGGCATCATGAAGGCTCTGTGCATTCTTTCTGCGCATGAGCATCGTGACACTTCCAACTGGCGGCTAGTCGAAGAGCAGCACTTCAAAAATGGGCGTCTTGACGAAACCCATATCTTTGTGCGCAATGCCTATGACAAGCCCCATGAATATTTTGAACCAGTCAAAATGCTGGTCTTTGAAGCTGAGGCTATTGCCAAAAGCTATGTGATGACGGGCATTGAACAACAAATCGAAGGGCTTCAGGACGACGATGACGACGAAGATTGAGCTGCGTTGACAACAAAATTTGGCATGCCTAATAGCCAAAGCACTGACAGTCCATAAAGCCCGCTAAGGGTGGCAATTTGCACTGCGGACGGCTCGCTTTCCCCACGTTCCATACGACAGTAAGTAGCAGCACCAATGTGCAGCTCGCGAGCCACGTCCCTTTGCGATAGGCCGCTATTGAGACGAGCGTCCTTCATTCGCTGTGCCGTGATTAGCTTGCGCTGCCAGTGCGGCATGCGTAGCGCATTGACAGAGCTGTTAAGGAAATGACGCACCGTGTTTCACCTGTGGAACAAGAAGCATAGTTTACTACATTTATTTCGTTATTTTTAATATATGAGCGAAACTTCTTTCCGCTACGATGTCGCGCCCATCGAAAAGTATGAAGTGACCCCCGAGGGTTATCTTCGTGCTTGGGCCACTATCGCTCGCACTGGAGTGCAAATGTACTCCGACGCGGATGGCAGTGTTAGGCGCGAATATCGTCCCGAGCAAGAAGTGGGTTCTCCTGACAGCCTCACTTCGTTCGGTGCAAAAGCGATTACGCTTGAACACCCGCCCGTTCTTCTTGATAGTGTCAATACAAGGGACTATCAAATCGGTTTCACTGGCACTGATGTAATTTATGACAACGGTTTTGTCCGCGCTGTCATGACAATTACAGACAAGGATGCCATTGAAAAGATCATGCGTGGCGACGCGAAAGAGGTAAGCGCTGGCTACCGGGTCGAATACGATCCCACGCCTGGCGTCACTGATAGCGGCGAAAATTACGATGGCGTTCAACGAATGATCAGCGGAAATCACGTTGCTGTTGTTAGGCGTGGCCGCGCAGGCCCGCAGGTGAAGCTGCATCTTGACCGAATGGATGCGGCTGATCCCTCATTGATCTCTACACAAGAGGAAACTCCTATGGCTGCACAAGTCAATTTTGATGGTGTTTCTTTTGAAGTGTCGGAAGGCATTGCTACGGCCATCGCTAAAGAGCGGGAGGACGCAAAAGCAAGCTACGACATGATGAAGAAGAAATACGATGAAATGATGTCCAACGCTTCCAAAATGAAGGAAGAGATGGATGCCATGAAGAAAGAAATGCAAGGTAAGTGCGACGCTGCCGAAGGTCGCGCTGATGCCCTCGAGCAAGAGCTGGAAGCCGCCAAGGCCGACCTGGCTGTTGCTGGTCAAGTGAACATTGATTCGCTTGTTGAAGAGCGCGTTGCTCTCATTGACAAAGCTCGCACCAATTTGGATAGCGAGTTTGATTTTGCCGGCAAGAGCGCCCGCGAGATCATGGAAGCCTCGATCAAAGCTGTTCGTGGCGACGCTGATCTGTCGGAGCGTTCCGACGATTACGTTCAAGCAATGTTCGACACCTTGGCTGAAGCCGCTCCCCGTAGCGACTCTGCATCGACTGACGAACTGCGCAAAGCTGTGGCATCCATTGCCACTCCTGTTTCTGCTCCTGCGTCCTACATGGACAATCTGCAGAATGCTTGGAAAACTCCCCTCTCCGTTACTAAGGAGCGCTGATTATGGCCGTCGTTTTTTCTTCGGTGAGTTCCGGGACGGCAGGTGGCGTGCAGCAAAGCTATGCGCTTGAGCTGACCGCACTGCTGGAAGGTCAACTTTCCGACATCCGTGACAACACTATTGGCACCTACATCAACGAAACCAACGCCGTCCTGGCCTTCGGTAACGTTGTGGTGTACAACTCTGGCGGCACTGTCGCCAACTCTGCTAAGACCATTGGTGGCACTGGCGAAACCGTCGTGGGCGTGAATGTGCTCACCTACGTTGATGAAACCGCGCTCGATTCCAACAGCCGCCCTGGCGTGAAGGATGAGCAAGTGCTCAACGTGGCCAACGAAGGTGCTGTTGCCGTGTATGTCCATGGCTCGGTCACTCCCGCCACTGCCGTGCGCGTCATTCACACCGCCACTGGCGTTCAATATGCTGGTCAGTTCCGCTCAGCTTCCCTGGCTGGCAAAACTGCTGTCCTGTCGAATGCCCGTTATCTCACCTCCGTCACTGGCTCTGGCCTGGCGATCGTTGAGCTGAACGGTCCTTCGTTCACCCTCACCGCTGACACCTGATAGGAGGCCCTCCAATGTCTGATTTCCGTATGGATGAAGCGGGTCTGTTTCTCGAGCGTCAGCTTGAGTACATCCGCCCTCAAGTATTTGAAGTGGCTTATGCCGACATCAAATACCCCACCATTCTGCCTGTTACCAGCGAGGCTGGTCCTGGCGCTCAAACCTTCACCTATCGCGTGATGGACGCGACTGGCGAATTCAAGCTCATCGCTGACGCTGCTGACGATCTGCCCCGTGCCGACATCAGCCAAGTCGAGAAGAGTATCAACATTCGCTCGTTTGGTGGTTCGTTTGGTTACACCGTTCAAGAGCTGCGTGCCGCCCAAATGGCCAACATCGCTCTTGAGCAGCGTCGCGCTTCTGCCGTTCGTCGTGCTTACGAAGAGAAAGTGGAAGAAGTGGCCATGTTTGGCGAATCTTCCGTGGGCCTGCAAGGCTTCTTTAACAACGCCACTGTTGACGTTGTTGCTGCTGACAAGTGGTTCACCGATAGCGGCACCACTGCCCAAGAAATGCTGGACCTGCTGAACTATGGCGTGACTGCCATCATCAACGGTTCCAACATGAAGGAGCAGCCCGACACCATCCTCATGGCTTGGGAAGATTACAACACCATCTCCACTCGTCGCAATTCCGATTCTTCGGACGTGACCGTGATGGAATACTTCCTGCGCACCAACCCCTACATCCGCAACATCGAGCCCATCAACCAGCTTGATGCTGACAAGAGCACCCTGTCGAAGAATCGCATGGTGTTCTACAAGCGCGATCCGCAGAAAGTGCAACTGCACATTCCGCAACCGCTTGAACTGTTTCCGCCTCAGCAGCGTGGCCTGGAATTCATCGTTCCTGCTCATGCTCGCGTGGGTGGCGTGGCCCTCTACTATCCCAAGAGCGTCCTGTACCTGCAGGCTCCCTGAGGATAGACAAGTGATGGGCGTTAAGCTAATGAACAGTTCTTTTGAACACAAATGTTGATTGCTTATCGCCCTGAACTTGAAAACCCGCCGCGTGAGGGAGGGTTTGGCATTATCACTGATGCTGGCATGATTCAGCTCAGTCCTGGCGTCAACACTGATGTTCCTGAAACCAAGTGGGATATTGCCCGCAAAAATGGCACTGTCAAGCGGCTTATGGCCCTTGGGGCCATTGAAGAGGTGAAGGAGCAGGCCACCGTTCAAGAGGTGCCCACCAGTGTTAACACTCTCATTCAACTGCCATTGAACGAAGCATTCCGTCTGCTTGAAATCATGCATGACGAGGATCAGCTTCTGCAATGGAAAGGAAAGGAAGGGAGGGTTCGCATTCGTAATGCCATCAACAAGCGCCTGGAAAATATCAAAGCAGGAAAGGTCTGACCATGGCCGTCACCTACGCTAATTTTCTAGATCGCTTTCCTGAATTCACTCCCCACCCATCGGGCATCGTGAACGGGGCTCTTGAGGAAGCTGCAGCAGACGCTACCACTGATGTGTTTGGCAGTCAAACTGACCGAGCCGTTAAGCATCTCGCAGCCCACATTATTGCCATTCAACTTGCACAAATGGGCATTCAAATTGGTGCCACAGAAGGCAAGGTTTATGGCAATGGCCTCGATGCCACGCAATACGGCCAAGAGTTTAAGCGCATGCTTGATACCGTCGCCGGATCTACCACCGTTGGTTTCGTCGTATGAGCAACGTCCTGTCGCCACTCGCTAATGCCACTTTGGTTTGGCAAGTGGCTTCTGGATATGCGCAAGATGCAACCACTGGCAATTATGTGGCCACGGCCACTGGCATCACTTATTATGCCTCTCTTAAGCAAAAGAACAATCCTCGATTTGACTATTTGCTTGGAGCTGATGCCACTGCAGTGTATATGGAGGGCAGGTTAACTGACCCCCTCACGCTTTCTGGAATTACGCCTGGAAGCTCCGCTGCAGCAACGATCAATGGTAGAGAAGGTCGCTTTGAGCTGTTGCCGAATGAACAAATTGCTGAGCATTATTGGCAATTTCTTGGCACACCAATCAGAGGCATTTTTAGACTGGTTGGTAAAGGAAGCGTACAGAACGTCTGACGCTTAACCATCTTCTTTCCCATTGAGGACTTTCTCATGCTCTACCATCCGACTGAACTGGTTAAGAGCCAAGACGTTATCGTGCGTGTTGGCTCGATCACCGGCACTTCCCGGCCCATCATCACTCAGAGCGGCGCCACCTTCACCGTCAGCGGCGCTCCTACGCTTTACACGCTGCAGGCCGCCACAACGGCTTCTGTGGCCTTTAACGACGGCAATACGGAATTCTACCTGCTTGGTGGCGGCGGCTTCTCTGACAGCGTTATCGTTACCAGCCAAGCCACTGCTTCTGTCACCTCCTACTTCCAGAAGGATGTGGACGGCACCGTGTTCCTGCCCAATAGCTTTGACGAAGCTTTCCAAGTGATTAGCGCTTCGCGGTACGACAAGAATTCGGAAGTGTACGTTGAAATCAACAAGCAACTGGGCGCTTCTGGCACCACTTACTATTACGATCGCGTGGCCTATGTTGGTCGTGTGATGAACTACAACGAGAGCTATCCTGCGGATAACCTCGTGGAAGTCACCTTCGACCTCATCAGCCGTGGTCGTATTGGCATTCACCAAAATGCCGAAGAGACTGGCAGCATCATCCCCACTGCTCCCAACTCCTGATTGTTCCTTCCCCATTGTTTCTTTGCTAGCCTGCCTATACGGCAGGCTTTTTTATTGTGAACATTGCTCAGTTTCGCGATACTATTGTCACTTTGCTTTCCGCCAGTCCCGATTTGATTGGCGAATATATTTTGCCAGACGCCACAGAAATTCCAGCAGTGTATGTGGTCGGTCAACAGGGCGTGCCTGCGGAGTGGAAAGTGAAGGGCTTGGAAGTGACAATGCGACAATTTCCTGATTTGCGCCCCGGCTCGCCACTAGGAGGCACTGTCAAGGTGAATCAGCTTTGGGAGGTGATTTTGATGCAATACACGCCCGCATCAGATACTCTTGCTTTGGCCATGGACAGAATGGTGCGGAGATTTCCTGATGCCACGCCTCGGTATTTTCCGGGGGACGACGTGGCTTATGAACGCTGTCGCTTTGTCGTTCCCGACCTTATCCTTCGTCCACTGGCACAATGAGCGCAACAATTATTGGAGGCAGCTTTGTCAATCCAGACAAGCTCGTGGCAAAGCTTGTTGATGCTTTTGAACAATGGGCGGAAGAAGATATTACTGGCGCCCACTGGGATGATCAATTTAAGGAAATGGGGCGGTGGCAGTACGATGGGGAAACGCGCCGGAAGAACGGAGAGACAGTTTATTCCCCTAGGGATATTTATGACTTAGGAGCATTGTATGAAAGCGGCATCAATAGCTATAACTTCACCTTGTCGGCCAATGTGGCCACGGCAGATTGGAACTGGGATGCTACTAATAGCTCGGGCGAGTATTATGCTCGATATGTTCACGATGGCTACGGAACAAATCGAACTGGCCGCCCATGGACCGACGAACTGTACTATCCTCAAAAATTCAAGGGAAGCACTCCTGAACGGGCGTTGCTCAAAAGGATAAAAGCCGCTCTAGGGACAAAATGATCATCGACTATCTCCGTAGCTCCGACTTCACTGTCCATGCAATCAACAACGAAATCGAAGGCACTGCCTTGCAGGCGGGGGTGTTGTGCTTGATTTCCTGCCGGGAATCCACCATTAGAATTGCAGACGACAATCATTCGTTTTTGGTGGAAATCCCTAAGGAATTCCGCTCGAGCCACGAACGGGTGAAGGTATTCAATGCCCTGTTGAACATTCTTGACCATGAGCAAATACAGCTTCCTTCTGCAAACCAAGGCTGAAGACTACTTTCAACTGACGCCCGAGATTCGCTTGAAGAAATACAACGGCTGGCTCGTGGCCGAGGCAATCGAGCAGGAAGAAATTAGCAAGCTTCAAAGCCAAGCCACCATTCGTGCCGTGCAATTAGCAAAGCGCATTGCAACGACTAAAGACATTCCTCTCGACGAAGCTTTTGCTCTGCTCCAAGGCGGCAGCTCCATCACTGAGGCGGAATTGCTTTCCGACTTTACTGATGAGACCATGGCCATGATTACCAGCGGCACGTCCGTTGAGGCCACCAATGCTCGCATGGTGACCGCTTTTGTGCGCTCACGGGGTCAGGGCATGATCGATGGAGAGTGGACCGACTTGGGCGACTGGGAGCTCGATGACACCAAAGGACTGCCTCGCGCTGCCATTGCCAAGGTGGTGGAATTCATTGCTGCTGAGCAAGACGCGGAAGTCAAGGAGGCCGCTAATGCAGCAAAAAAAGCGAGGAGCAAACCGCAGGGTCTGTCGCAGAACAGTTAGAGGATCAAGCCAGGAAATTCCTGAAGGCGCTTACGAATTGGAACGAAATCTACTTTCGTCTATCAGCTTCCGACTTGAAGGACGATAGATGGTGCGCGGCTCAATTCGGCAAACAGCCCATTCGTGACGTAAAAGCGGCTCTTAAATACCTCGAAAAGCACGACATTGCTAAGCACAACATAGAGAGCGTTGCCATTGCCAAACTTGGAACAATGGTGGCAGGGATGATGGCGGGCAAGAAGAGCACTGTCAAGGCGGAGCATTTCTTGCCTTTCGACACCAAAGCGCTCAAAAAAGAAGATGGTATTACTGACGCAACATTGATTGTTGTGCAACGCTTAATGAAAACACGTCGCATGGACGGGCGAGTGATTGCATTGCTGGCTGATGAATTGAAGGCATTTGCTGGGCGAAACAAGGACGAGTGACTATAGAATTAAGAAACTAGAGACGCTGGCGTAAAATCGTGGCTCAAGACGCACAACTTCTGCTGAAAGTAGGTCTTGATCTTTCCACGTTCAGGAATCAACTGAACACCATCGGCACGCAACTTGGCGGTCAGCGATTAGGCATTGGCATTGAATTTAATAAGAAGACGATAGCGGATCAATATCGAATTCTCGATAAATACATAGGCAGGAAGGAATTTACAATCACCCTAAAGAGCAATTTAGAATCGGAAATCAAGGCGGCGGACAGGCTTGTCCAAGCGTTGCAAAGGGTTCAGCAGGCAGCACAGGCGACGAAAGGTGGTCTCCCTGTAGGCACCTCTGCCCTCGGATTGAAAAAGCCGACAGGGGGCCTTTCTGCCGCAGAAATCAAGACTCTTTTTAACGCAGCGATTCAGGGCGGACTGCTCGACGAAAAAACGCTCGGCAAGACGCGAGCGCAAATGGTGACGGCGCTCGGCAGCATTGGCCGGGACGCCATGGCCGGTTTGCTCAATGGTTTAGAAAGCGGCAACGCCGACTTGAAAAAAGCTGCCGAGATGATAGGTGTTACGCTCATTGCAACAGTTAAATCCATCCTTGGGATTGCGTCCCCGTCAAAGGAATTTGAAAATATTGGCAAAAACGTGGGGGAAGGTTTTGAAAAGGGCGCACTGTCATCAATGGATAATGCCTTTGATGCATTGGAGAATAAGGTACGGCAAAGAGGCAAAATACTAGATACATTGGCGCGTGGCATTTTTAGAATGTTGGGCATGGATCCGGCCGCCATGCTTGAGCAGGCAAGGCGGCAGAGGATGCCTCCTGCTATTAGCTGGCCTGCTGTTGCTGGCTCCGCTCAACGTCCCCCAGTCGGACCGTCGTCAACTGGAAGATTGCTGGCAGGAGCCGCTCCTCTTTTGTCTATCGGGGCGAGTCGCCCTGCGGCTGGACTGCTCCCCAGTGTTACAAGACAAAGCGAGCTAACCACAGGCTTGGAAGCCTTGATGCAAGCACTGTCGGCGCAATCGCAGGGCGCGGGCATGGGTGGACCTGCAGGCGCAATTGTTTCAATGGAGAGTGGCTTCATTACGGCCATGCGTGAGCGTTTTGCCAAGGCGGCTGAACGTTATTTGTTTGGCGTCGAAACGCAAATAGTTGATCTTTTTGATGCTGCGGTAAGGCAAGTGGAAGTGGCGGTCGATCAGTATATAGGCAGGATTCAAGGACAAATTTCTCAAAGGGCAAGACAGAGTGTTTCAGTGGTGGATTTAGGTGCTGCAGTTCAGCGTTTACTGCCCGAGGCTCCATCCAAGAAAAGCCCCTTGATGCTGCCTGCGGCTGGAGAAACTACGGCAACGCGCCGCGTTCGCGTCACAACGGGAGAGTTCACCGGCAAAGGCTATGTGCCCGAAGGTGGATTTCCTTCTGACACAATGCTGGGAGGCCGCCAGGGGCCAGCAACTTTCATTGGCCCTGGCAGCTCAATGGAAAAGTTCAAAACAGCTTTAGACATTGCCACTGCTTCAAGCCGTAATTTTCGCGCCAGTCAAATTCCTTTGGTGAGTGGACTGAAAGAAATCACGGAAGAATTTGGATTCGCTATTAAGCAGGTTCTTCTGTTTGGCACTGCATACAAAGGGCTTGCATTTGTAACAAGCCTTCCAGGGCAAATCCTTAATGCCGCAAAAAGTCAGCAGCAGTACAACAATGCGCTGCAAACCGCCACGCAAGATACCGGCACCTTTGCGAAAGAGTTGCTATACGTCGACAATGTTCAGCGGGCATTTGGCTTAAATCTTGAAACAACGCGCACAGGCTTTACCCGCCTCTACGCTTCCATGGCCCCTGCAGACTTTGATTCGGGGTCCATTGAAAAACTTTTCACTGGCATTAGTGCAGCCACTGCTGCCTTGCAATTGACACCAGACAAGGCGGAGCGAGTGATTTATGCCTTCGGGCAAATGGCGAGCAAGGGGCAGATTATGAGCGAAGAGCTAAAAGGCCAATTGGGTGATGTTTTGCCCGGCGCTCTTGCCATTTTCGCGAAAGCCGCTGGCATGTCCGTCAAGGAATTTAGTAAAGCAATGGAAGACGGAGTATTCGTCGGAGGGAAGTTTAGGGAGGTATTTGCAAAAGTCAGTGATGAGCTGATGACACGCTTCGGCACTGGTGCGCAAGCCGCTGGCAAATCTTTGCAGGGCTTATTGAATACCGTGGGAGGCGACTTTCAGCGCACCTTAGAAAGTTTTGCTCCGCTGGCAAATGCCGCTGCGCAGGCAATCTTGGGCCCCTTGTCTGTAGTGCTCAAAGAAATTTCAGTTGCAGCTCAGCTTGCAATGGGAGAGCAAGACAGAGTAGCTGAGCAGTTGAGAGCAGCACAAAAAGATCTGTCCAGCTTGAGAACTGGCGGAGCAGACGAGAAAGACATTCGAGCCGCTGAGCAAAATGTTGCGGCACTGGCCGCAAGATATGAAACGTTGAACGAGGCGATGAGAGATCCCGCCATAGCCAAGCGCTCAAAAGATATTCAACAATTCATCGCAGAAGTCACAAAAGCCTCTAGCGCTGTGATGAATTTTGCGGGCAATATTAGTTCTATCCTTGGCCCTATCTTTGTCTCGTTTGGAACAAATTTAAGCAATATTATCAATACTCTCGCAATTCTTGGCTTTTCGTTTGCGGCTATTCGCGCTAGCGCAATGGTGGCGATGGGCACGCTGGCCACAATGAATGCAGTGGTGCAGGCCGGGCAAAGTATCAGTACAGTTGCCGCCGCGAGAGCAACGTTGCTGGCTGGAGCGTTGAAACTGGTTGGAGTTTCGGCGACGGGAGCGCAAATCGCCACGATTGGATTTGGTACAGCCGTCAAAGCATTGCTCGCATCTACTGGAATAGGACTGCTTGTGGTTGCGCTTGGCTCCGTAGCAGCGGCATTTATGAGCATGGGCAATGCAGCAAAAAGCGCTGCCGACAAGGCAAAACAGTCTATTGATTCGATGACTGATGCGGCAAGAACTGGTAATGTGGCGATGGTTCAAATGCAATTGTCGGTGGCAAAAGCCGAAAGACAAGACTTGGAGAATTTAATTAAAAGCGTTGAAACAGCACGGACAAAGAAAGGTGCCAGGCAGGCTGAAATGGTGACGTTGACGGAAGCTCAGAGAAAAGAAATTGCGAATCTAGGCATAGATGCAACTGGTTCTATTGCTAAGTCAACACTTCTAAATCTGTTGAGCGAATTAAGAGCTCCTTTGGCAAAAACCGTAGCAGAAGGAGAGCAGAAGCTTGTTAAAGCAGAGGCGCGGGCAAAAAGACTCGGACTGAATAAGCCAACTCCTGGGGCTCTGCCTGCGGATGTCGAAGAAGACAAGAACGCAGAAAGGAGGCGGAGAGAAGCAGAGAAACTTGCGAATCAACAGCAACAACTTGCGATGGATGCTGCCAATCGTCAAAACGCCTTAGACAAGGCTCGCTTTGAGCATCTAATCAGTATGAGTGAAAATGATTTCAACCATTGGAAATCACTGCAGGACGCCAAAGTCGAATACGAACTAGCAGGCATGAATTCCATTGAAGCTCGCCAACGCAAGCATCAAAACGACCTGCGAAAAATTGAACTCGATCGCATTGAGGCCATTAGAAAGGCTTCCGAAAAATCACAGCAAGCCACGATGGAATTCACTGCAGCAAAGCGCACTGCTGCGGCTGCTGGGGGCGGAAGCGTTTCTCGCGGAAAGCTGCCATCGGGCATCACTCAATACATCACTGGCGATCCTTCAAGCCCCTTCTACCGCAAAGATCACGGAGGGTCTAATTACCATGAACATCTTGCATTTGCTTCTCGGGCATTAGCAGAAGCGGCTTACAATCAGCTAACGAAGGCTGGCATAAAGGTGACCGAGTTCCAAGGGCGCGGCCCTGTTGGTAGACACGCTCCCGGATCGGCTCACTATTCAGGCATGGCTTTTGACGTGCCTGGCGCTCAGGTGCCCGTGGGAAGAGAGAGAGACTTGACTGCCAAAGTGCAATCTGTGCTTGGCTTTGGGCAACGCGGAGCAGCTTATACACGGCAACGACGAACAGAAAGGGCCGGGGGCAAGCTAGAAGTGGAGCAGCAACAGCTCTTGAATCAGACAATGCAAGCCGGCTTGGCGGTGCGCCAAGCAACAGTTGAAGCGATTGAAAGAACCAGAGCAGCAATCGCGCAAAACATTTCGACCATATTCCCCGTAGCGGAGCAAAAATTAGAAAACGATTTACTTGCGTTGCGTAATCAGTTGCAACTTCAGGGAATGCCAGATGAATATATTCGCATGAAAGAGCAATCTTACAAAGCGGACCAAGAAGGCGCAAGGGCGCTGGGCTACTACAATTCCAAGCTCGTAGAATTGCAGAAATTGATTAAACCATTACAAGAAAAAAAGGACAAAAAAATAGCATTTAGCCCCGAAGAGGCCAAAAATTTTGAAGACTTAACAAAGCAAATTGGGGTTTACAGCGATGCTGTCGCGGTCTTGCCTGGCGCCCAACGAGCTTTCAACGAGGAACTTACTCGCACTTACAATCTCTCAATCGCAGCTCAAGCGCCGTTAAATCAAATCAGTGCTGCTTATGCAACAACCAAAAGAAACCTGGAGGAATTAAAGAACTGGGGGTATCAAGCAGTGGAGGCCGGAAAGGCAATCGGTAGCGCATTTGGCACCGCTTTTAAGGATATGATTTCCGGCTCGGCATCAGCGCAAGAAGCATTGGCCGGCATGATGCAAAGCATTGCCGATCATTTCCTTGACATGGCTGCTCAAATCATTGCTCAGCAAATCACGATGATGATCTATGGCGTTATCTTGAAGGCGTTGGGAGTAATGGGGAGTTTCGCTAGTGCCGGTCAGGGACTGTCTGGAACAGGGGCTCTCACGCCCGGTGTGGGCAGCAATTTACCCACTAGCTATGCGGGGGTTACTGGCGCCACTGGCGGCCTTGGAAGCATGGGAGGAGGCGGTGGCTTTGGCTCTTTTGCTTCTTTCGGTGTCGCTCCGTTTGCCAATGGCGGAATGGTTACTGGCCCCACACTTGGCCTCATCGGCGAAGGCAAATACAACGAAGCCATTGTTCCCCTACCTGATGGTCGCTCCATCCCAGTGCAGCTTCAAGACGGCTCCATTCGCGACAAAATGGGCAGCGACATGGCAGGCACTGGAGCCATGCCCATGCTTTCCATGAGCTTCCAAACCACTACCATCAATGGCGTGGAATACGTTGATAGGGCTCAGTTGGAAGCTGCAATGGCTGAAACTCGTAGAATATCGGTGAGAGAAGGCGCCACTCGCGGAGCAACAATTGCTCTTGACAAGCTTGCCAATTCTCCTTCTTCTCGTCGTCGCGTTGGTCTTCGTTAATCATGGCTGTTTTCCCATCGCTCAAGCCAACCAACAGACGCCTAACCATGGGAGAGTATCCCACGAAGATTTACCGTGCATTGTCAGGGAAAACTGTTCGACGCAGTTTTGGTAATCGCCCCTTCGGCTTCAGCCTCGAGCTTGATTATGAAAATGTGCCAGAGGCGACTGTGCAGGCAGTGATCAACCATTACAACACGCAACAAGGGCAAACGATTGGCTTTGCCGTGCCCAATGAAGTGTTTGCAGGCTTAAGCACAACCACTATCAACCTCATCAAGGCACCCTCTCAAACGCTTTGGTTCTATGCAGAAGCTCCTTCAATCGAGGCTGTATATCGAAGCATTAGCAATGTAGGGGTTAAACTCATTGCGGACTTGGTGTAGAGATGAGCAATATTCGCATTGTTCAATATTTTGAGCTTGTAGCATTCACCGATGCTGCTGCCGCCAAAAGCCTTGCAAATTTAAGCACCACTGATACTATTGTCGTTGGCCGTGAACCTGGCTCGATCATCCATCGCTACCAAAACTATTTCGTCAACGAGCAAGTAAGGTGGAACGGAGAGTTGTATGCCTTCGTTCCGTTTCGCGCAGAAGGTACCACGTCCAGCCTTAACGGCGACAATACATTGGTGCAAGTGCTATTTCCAAATGTGGAAGTAGCCATTCGTCTCGTTGAGCAAGGCAATGGCAATAGGCTTAGCCGTCTCACCCTTACGACAGCGTGGCTCAATGCAAATAATGGCCTAGTCAAGAGCTATTCTGAGCGCTTTCTTGGTATTGGCGCCGCTTTTTCCGAGACTACAATTGAGCTTAGATTTAGAAGTGCAATGGACAGTGTAGGCGCCAACTTTCCTGCGCGTTCTTTGTCCCGCAATTTAGTGGGCATTCTTCCTCTTAATGCCGACCTCTTTTTGCAATGACTCATTCCCTATCGCCATCTTTTAATGACCTCGTCGGTCTTCAGCATCAATGGGCAAAGAGACCAGGCGATGGGAGCGGTTTTACTGACTGTTTTGCGCTTTGCATGGAAGTGCGAAAACGTTTAGGCCTGCACGATTTTATGGAAGAATTTGGTTGGGTGTACGAGCAGTGCCAGCCCGAAGAAATCAGCAACAAGCAGATAGTAAGGTGGCTATGGAAAAACGCGCAACGAATTACAGAGCCGCGACCGGGGGCCGTGTTCTATCTTCCGTCGCCCGGTAATTTGCTAGCAATGGCCGTCATCGCAGACAGTGAAAATTGCCTATTCCTGGGGCCCGGAGGACATGTTATTCGCATGCCTTTCGCTAAACTAGCCAAAGGCAAGTACTACTGGGCGGAGTGATGAGCGAAAATTACAGAAAACTTTTACCTTATGAGCACCAATTAGTTGAAGAGTTAAATATCACAAAAGAGCAGTATTTAGAGTTTGTTTTACAGCAGCAAGAATATATTGATGCCAAGCAGGGAACCGCTTTAGATATTAGAAATGATCTTGGCTTGACAGCTTTGATCATTACCATTGTAGGTGTTTTGGTTCAAGTGGGCGCAGCGTTACTGGCGCCTAAGCCTCAAGTTCCTTCCGTTACGCCTCAGGGCCAGCGTCAGCAAACTCGCGATGATATTTTTGCCCCTCGCTTTGGTTTTAACACTGTTCAAAATTTAGGTAAATACGGCGATCCAATCAATCTAATTTATACCAATACGGCTGCCAATGCCAATGGCGGAGTGAGAGTAGCCACATCGCTTTTGTGGTCTTCAGTGAAAAGCTTTGGCAGTAGTCAGTATGTGCAAATGCTTTTGCTGCTTGGCGCTGGCGGTATTGGCGCTATTGATGCCAATCGCACTGCCTTCGGACAAACCCCCATTCGCAATTTGATTGCACAAAACTATTGGCTGTATTTTCGGCCTAATAATACTGGCATCATTCGCGGGAGTGATTTGGTATACGGAGGCAATGGCGAACAAGATCCCGCTGCTGCTGGCGTAGGAGGCAATAATCTTTATCGCATTGATCCATTGTCCCCCACTGTACGCGGGGATGGATTTAGTCATGCTCTTTCGCCTGCCACTTCAAATCAGTTTGGTTTGTACTCTCCCGTGCCAATCAATGCTGATGTAATTATTCGCAACGAGGCAGGGGCAGGAGAAAGCGTTTTCAGCGGTGTTGAAGCAGACGTGCTGCGTCCATCAGGCACTGCTGCGTGGGGAGCATCAGCACCTTCATCGTTTCTGCTTTCTATTCCAGTTGGGTCACAACTGAGAATGCGCCTTGCTGCTACGAATCAAGCGTTTGGGTCCACTGTTGAAGAGGAAGCTGCAGATCAAAGGCGAGCCTTGTCTTCGGCCTTTGACAATGCGGCCATTTTCAAGCTTGGATCGGCGCAATTTAGCGTGATTAGCTCAAATCGCGGCTCCACAGACGATGGAGTAATGGAGATTTCTTTGCGGTGCATTGCCGAGGGTGTTGCACCAAGTGTTGCCTATTCCATCGCCCAAGCCACACAAAATTCTGCGCAACTTGCAGAAAATGATCCGACGTATATGTTTTTGAGAAATACAGTCAACAATCTTTTAGCGGAAGATCAGCGCAACTCTACTGGTGGTGGTTTTCTTTCAACGCCTGCAATCTCCACACCTCAAGAATTGCTTAATGCTGGCAATATTTTCACTTCTCAACAATTTAGAACCAATACTGGGGGTCGAGATTCAAGACCTGTTACCGTCACACGCCCCGTATTCAAAAGAAATTTGACAGAGGATGAAAAGCAGCAGCTTCGTGATTTCATTACTTACGAAAATGATATCGCACGAGGGTCAAGATCAGACGATACATTCTTTACAAAGGCTTTGGTCAAAATTGAAAAAGCAAGTTACGAAACAATTTCGCCTTGTCACATTGTCGACTTAGCCCTCAAAAGTAAATCGTTCAGACGAATTAGTGGGCGCCAAGAAGTGTACGGCAGTAATCGTGCTCCTGGCTATCCAATTAGCGACAACGGCATTAAACTGCGAAGCGCAATGTTTCTCATGAAATATAAGCGATCGGCTGATGCAAATTTCTCTTATGTCAAGGGAATTTTTGTAGTGAGACGAGCTGCCGATAATGATAACTTTGTATATTTGCGGTTTAATTCTGGGGTGACAGGGTTGGCTTTTGCGGACAACTGGCATTTTGAGCTTGAGCCAGTTCACGACACCATCGCGGAATTCAAGGCTCGCTCATTAGCCGAAGGGTCCAGCAATCGTTTTTTCTACTTAGAAAACACTGGAACGTCAGCCACAATTGCACTGGGAGGAGGGCGTAGTATTTCTTTTTCTGGAACCATTGCAAACAGCTCCAACTTCCTTCCTCCATTGAATAATTCACCCGCTCAAACCAATGAGTGGGATTTGTTTAGCAACACTTCAGACACTCAATATCAATTTTCTTTTGACAATGGCCCAGAATTTACACTTGGTGCCGTCACCGAGCAGATTGTGGAATCTTTTAATAATTTTCCCGGTCTGTACCAAGATGTTTCGCTAGTTGGATTCAATTTGTACTCCGGCAAGAACGTACAGGATTTACGTTCATTGACCATGTTTGTCACGCAGGGACGGCAGTCAAGACTGTTGCGCACGTCTGGAACTGTCAATGGCATTGCATGGGGGCAGCCCAATTTTGAATATCTTTCGCCCATCGCCAACGGCTTCGCAAATACAGCGCCCGATATCTTTGTTGATACAGTGCTTGACTACAACGATGGCATTGGCAAATACGCTGGCGATTTGTTCTCCATTGATCTTGAGCAACTGGCAAGAAGCAAAAAGTTTTGCGAAGTGAATAGGCTTTTTATGGATGGAATCATTGCTGAACCATCTTCATGGCGAGAATTCTGGTCGGTGCATTCTACTTTTAGCTTGCTTGAGCTTGCCAAGCGCGATGGAAGGGAAACGCTTTTGCCTGCAGTTCCTTACGACTCAAACACTGGTGCCATCTCCAGGCAGGTGCCAATTGGTGCATTGTTCAACCAAGGCAACATTCTTGAGGACAGCTACAAAGAAGAATTCCTTGACTATGGAAGCGGCACCGAGGACATCGTTGCAACCATCATTTTCAGGCAAAACGAAAGAGATGGCGTGTTCCCCAAAAACAATAGCGTGGAAGTGCATTTAAGCGACACCAATGCAGATCTTGCCATTCGTGAAACCATTGATCTTTCATCGTTTGTCACCAGGAGGGAGCAAGCGATCTTAGTAGGTAAGCTTCTTTGTCAAACCAAGCGCCATTCTCGCCGCGCCATTGAATTCAAAACCTTCCCTACGGACAGCTTCGTAGCCCCTGGAAGCTACATCTACGTGGAGTTGGCCCAGAACCAATGGAACGGCATCCAAACCGGCAGCATCGGTCCTGGAGGCGTGCTCAATCTGCCGCTTGCTGGCACTGTCGCCAATGGTTCCTACCAATTCTTGCTGTACAACCCTAATGCTACAGTTTCAGGCACAATTTCATTGAACAGCATCAATATTACCAATAACACTGCCATTGCCCTCAAAAGCTATGAAGGTCATGTGTTTGTACTTGGCACTGCCATTAGAAACAAAAGAGTTTTCAAGGTGACAGAAGTGTCAATGGATGAAGAAGGCGAAGTGACGGTACGAGCAGTGGAGCACGCTGTAGACAATAACGGACTCTCTTTGATTAGCAATGGCTTGGCCTCGAGAGTGGCTGGATTGTTTACTATTGACGGTCGTCCTGAATAGAATTGTTCTTAGAATGCAGTCAACAATTTACTGACCACCATGGCTTTTTACACTGGCCGATCTGGAAGTCTTGCTTTTGGCACCACTGACAGCACGGCGCCATCGAGTGCATTGAGCGCACCCACCAATGTTCGTCAGGTGGCCAAAATTCGTGATTGGAGCTTGGATACAACGCTAGAATTAATTTCCACCAATTCCATTGACAGCGGAGTCAATACATTTACTCCTGGCATCAAAGGAGCCACTGGCAGTGCCACTCTCATTTACTATCGCCTTGAAGGCAATGAAGTGAATACGCTTTATGGCTTCAACACTTTGCTTTCCAATAGCATTGGCAAAGCGGGTCTTATTACAGAAGCTGATCGAGTGTTTATCGAACTAAACACTGGAGGGGGGGCGAGTGACGATATCAAATTTTGGGCTTATATCACTTCAGTTGGCGTGACAGTTTCCACTGGAGAGCTTTCAACGGTGCCCATCCAGTTTACCATGGACGGCGATTTTGTTGAGTTCATTAACTGATCTTCAATGACATTTTTTGCGGGCCACACTGGAACTGTTCGGTTGCGCCGTAGTACGCAAAAGACTGCATTTGTCAGCAGCATTAGCCCCGACGATGTCAACACAATTTTGCAACGCCTTGGCTTCGATGGAAGTCTGGAAAACATTCTTACAGGCGACCGCGTAACAATAAGCACGAGCGATCCACGAAAGCTAATTTGCTTTCCTCCATCAACCTGGCCCGAAATCTTCAATGCCTTGCCGGTGCCAAATTCGGGCACAGTTAGGGAATCAATTGCCGCCTATGTCAATGTCAACCTCTACGGAGGATTGAGATTTTTTCGCACTTTCGAAGATGCCGTAAACAACAACCGTGCGGCTGAGTTGCCGCTGGCGTCATTTAGTGGCGACCCATTGCCCATTGAAGTGAATATTGAAGACACTGATTTCAACACGGTTGGCGGCGTCACTGGATTTACTTTTCAAACAGAACGCGAAGCCATTGAAACCACTTCGTTGAGTGATAAATTTAAGCAGCAGTACAGCGCTGGCCTAATTAGCGGAAGCGGCAGCATTGATGCACTGTTCAATCCCTACACACAATTGCGTCAAGAAAGTTCAATGCTGCTGCTGCAGCTCATTCAAAGAATAGAAATTGGCAGCTCTTTTCAGTCGGAATTGTTTATTACGGATCAAAATGCTTTTGGCAGCGACTTGGATGTTTACTACCAGTTTGACGCTGTCATCACAAGGGCGGGCGTAGAGGTGAGGAGCGATGCAATCATTTCCACTTCCATTGATTTTCTTGCCACTGGAGAAATTAAGCTGCTAATCGGTCGTGCTCCTAGCTTCATCCTGCAACAAGATCAAGGCAAGATCTTGACCAAGCTATACGAATTAGACGCATTGCTGAAAGAAGTGGACGACTAATAAGAAGCTGCAGGCAATGGCTAGAATCTTCTGAAAGCTTTAATCGCGAAAGATGGCGGATCAAACAATCTCCCAACTTAATCAGCTTGCCGCTGCTGCGTTGGCCGCCAATGATGAATTGCCCATTGTTGACGTAAGCGCAAGCGAAACAAAGAAAGTACGCGCTGTTGATTTAGTACAGGATGGTATAGCGCTTACGGCTGCAGGTAATATTGATTTAATCAAGCTAAACCAGAATAGCACGACAAAAATTGGCACGGTTGCTATTGGCACCAATGCAGTCACAGCAATAAAGCTGGCCGATGATAGTTCAATCGCGGCAGCAAGTACGGCGCCAATTTCTGATAATTTCACGGGAAGGGGATGGTTTCAAAGTACTAGCGGGAATTTACAAGTCTACCTGGGCGGCAGTTATCAGCAAGTTGTCATGCCAACGGCTGGCATCTTGGATGGTGCCATCACCACGGCAAAAGTGGCAAACAATGCCATCACTGACGTCAAGATACAATCAGGCGGCTTAACAGCTTCAAGCATTGCAACCAATGCCGTTACGACGATCAAAATTGCTGATGCAAATATAACCACGGCAAAACTGGCAGATGCTTCAGTAACAAATGCGAAGATCGCCCCTGCGACCATCGAATCTTCGAGGCTTGCTAATAGTTCTGTTGCCACCGCCGCGTTGGCCGATGCTGCCATTACGAGCAGCAAGTTTGCGACTGGTGCCGTTAACACTGCCTCCATTGCTGACTTGGCCGTCACCAATGCAAAAATTGCTGATACAACAATTGTCTATGGCAAATTAAATCTTGCAGACAACATTGTTCCGGGCGCAAAAATTGTCGATGCGTCTATCACTTCTGCCAAAATTGTTGACGGCACTATTGCTACGGCAGATTTAGCGGACTCTTCTGTCACTGCAGCAAAAATTGCCGCTAGCGGCGTTACAGCAGGCAAAATCAATACGGATGCAGTAACAACGGCCACTATTGCTTCTGCTGCAGTTACATCCGCAAAACTGGCAAGCGAATCAGTTGGCACTGCTGCACTGGCCGCCTCTGGCATTACCAGCGCAAAGTTTGCCGCAGGAGCGGTCGACACCACTGCCCTTGGTGCCTCAGCGGTAACGAATGACAAGATTGCCGATGGCACTATTGCCTATGCCAAGCTTGGCCTGGCAGATGGCAGCGTGCCCGGCGCAAAGATTACCAGCGCAACCATTAGCGGGCTGCAAATTTCTACGGGAGGCGTGCTGACGGCAAACATAGCCGACTCTGCCGTGACCGGCGTCAAAATTGCCGCCAGTGGCATTGGAGCCGGAAAACTGGCCGCTGATGCCGTGGTTACAGTTAATGTGGCTGACGATGCAATCACTCAAGCCAAAGTTGCTGATGGAGCCATCGGCACTGATCAGTTGGTTGACAGTGGTGTCACAGCCGCCAAGCTGGCCGACAATTCTTCCTCTATTGTTGCCGCCAATGCGCCCGTAGGGAACGGTGCTTTTGTTGGACAAAAATGGTTTGACGACTCTACTAAGTTTGAATACACATGGGATGGAGCCACTTGGGAGCGGCAGGCAGCAATCAACACTCTCACATTCACTGATTCCACTCCCATTGCATTTTCAGTTGCCTATCCAGATAACTTTTCGGCCACTGTCACGACAACGCTTGACACGCAAGTTGCCAATCGCGTGTTCGCAGGACCGTCTACCGGTGCAGACGCAGCTCCTACCTTCAGGAGCTTAGCGCCAGCCGATTTGCCAGTGGCGACAAGTGGCACTGTTGGAGCCGTCAGCCCAGGAGCCGGCCTCAGCGTAAGCGCTTTGGGCGTTCTGAACCACAGCAATTCGGCAGTTACTGGCACCTATGCGGGACCAGTAACTATTGACGCCCAAGGTCACATTGTGTCCGCTCAAGCGACACTGCAAGCAAGCGATATTCCAAATCTTGATGCAAGCAAGATTACTACTGGCACTTTTAGCAGTGCTTTTCTCGCAGAAAATAGCGTCACTGCTCAGCAACTTGCAGACTATGGCATTGCGCAAGTTAGCGAAAGCGCCCCCACTCCTGAATTTGCTGGTCAGTGGTGGATCAACCCTAATGATCGCTCGGCTTATATCTGGGTGGGAGAAGTTACTCCCGTGCCAAATGGCTATTGGTTGAACCTTGGCTATGGCAGTCCCACGCAAATCAACTTGCGCTTTGGTGGCACTTACAACGCTTCAGGGAATATTGTCGAAAGCATCAACTCTTATGGCATCGAAGCCGGCTTAACTGTTGGGCAAGCATTGTCTAGTCCCAATACAAGCAGCAACGGCATCTATTTGATTGTTACTGCTAGCGGCGTGGGCACCACTCCTGCTCCCAATGAAAACCTTGCCATTGGTAACTGGGTGTTGTCGCAGGGCGTGGGCGCCACTTGGACAAAGATCAATCTCTCCAGTGCAGTAGCTGGTGTTGGCGATCAAGACGTTCTCGTTGACGGCGGAAGTTTGGTGCCAGCAGCTTCTGGCGTTGCAAGCCAAGAAGACTTTAACGAAATCGTTTGGGGACGAGTGCAATTGGCAACGAGTGCGGTGGCTGGCATTGTTAGAGGATCTACGGACATTGTTGTGGCCTCCGGCACTGGCATTATGACCATTGGCATTGCTGACGATGGCACGTACTAAGCCATTAATCAACCATGGGAGAAAATAAATGCCTCATCGTCCCGACAGGTTTGTTTACGCAGGCAAGGAAGTGCCGCCATATGGCACATTTGGGCAAGTGCTGGTGAAGACGTCCAGCGCTTTTTATTACACTGCATGGGACGATATTGATCACATCATCAACGAAGCCGATAGTGTAATTGACGAAGGAGAATACACTTAGCCTTAGAATAGAGCAAAATTAACTGCCGCCTTTTTGGTTCGGCCTCCATTGCTATGGCTTCCACTCTCAAGCATCTTCGTTCGTCCACTGCTGATAAGCGCCCAACTGCATCGGGGCTTGTAGATGGACAATTAGCTATTAACACTGCCTCAGGCACTCCTGCCTTGTTTTTTAAGGACAACAATGGGGGAGTGGTAAAGGTGGGGCCCGCCCACGTTGGTACCACAGCCCCTAATGCCGTGCCCGCCGGTAGCGCTGGCAATTCACTGGGCGAATTGTGGGTGGATAATAGCCTGACCACTCCTGGCCTGAATTATTACACTGGCAGCGCTTTTGTCAATCTTACGCCTTCGGGCACAACGACCACTATTGGTCTTGTCGAACTTGCCACTCCCGCTGAAACGCAAACTGGCACTGACGCAGTAAGGGCAGTCACGCCTTCTGGCCTTCAAAGCAAAGTTAGCGATAGCACGAGCACGACCAGCTCCACCACCATCGCCTCCTCGACTGCCGTTAAATCGGCTTACGACTTGGCAAATGCTGCACTGCCCAAGGCAGGCGGCACCGTCACCGGCGAGCTGCTGATCGGCAATACCGGCAGTTTGGTTTTTGAAGGAAGTTCAGACGATAGCTTTGAAACCACCATTGCAGTGGTCGATCCAACGGGAGATCGCACCATCACGTTCCCGAACGTTACAGGCACAGTCGTTACCACTGGCGACTCTGGCACTGTTACTAGCACGATGATTGCCAATGACACCATCGTCAATGCTGACATCAACAGTGCTGCCGCAATTGCCTATAGCAAACTTGCGCTTTCCAGCGGCATTGTTAACACTGACATTAGCGCATCTGCCGCAATTGTTGACACAAAACTCGCGACAATTAGTACGGCGGACAAGGTTAATATTTCAGCGCTAGACATTGATGGCGCGACGGATATTGGTGGAGCCCTAGAAGGCGGTGATCTTTTTGTTGTTGACGATGGGGCTGGTGGCACAAACAGAAAGGCTCCTGCTTTTCGTATGTCACAACTGGTTTACAGCGGCGTCACTGGAGATATTACTATTGCTTCTGGCGGCACGTCTGCCATTGGCGCTGGCGTCATCGTCAACGCTGATGTCAACGCATCTGCTGCCATTGCTGGCACCAAGATCAGCCCCGACTTCGGCAGCCAGACAATCACCACCACTGGCGTAGTTAGCGCTGCCCTTGGCGCAGCAGCTACACCCAGCATCACC